AAACCTCTAACTGCTCATCGTAATACAAATAAACAGGGTCACTGGCTGTTGCAAAATTCATATCATTAGAATCCTGAACTTGACCTCTTTGCGAAACGGGAACCAGTCTACAGGGCTTGTCTACGCCACCACTATCAGCATCTAATCTAAAAACACCTACGATTGGGCCATGACCCGTAATATTCATTTTAGTTGTAGAATTATTTAACGTCTGAACATCAGTTGCATACTTGGCTACTACATCTTGAGGTAATGAATTTAATATGTCAACAGAGGCATCTGAAAGAAACTGACTAAGTTGATTTATAGTCGGAACAGTTCCAGAGCTGTCAATCGTTATCCCAGTAAGTACTTCAACTTCAGCTTCAAAAGTAGCCATTAATTACGCTCTCCTTACCTTTCCTGCTATTTTTTTAGAATACTTTGCTTTCTGCTTTCCCTTAGCAGATGCTGTTCTTTTTCTTTTGTTAGTAGATGCTTTTTCACTAGCAGTAAGACTTTTTCTAACTGACTCAGGTAAATAACGTCCTCTTTTACTTTTTGGTTTTTTCTTATCACCTTTACTAACATAATCCCATTTTTGCTTAGACCATTTAGAAAGTTTATTAGAAGAAGATTTTTTTCCTTTATATCCTCCACCAGCTTTCTTATATCTAGCTGTTGCTAATTGAGCCTTTCTTGCAGACCACTGACCCGGCCTTCCACCTTTACTACCAGCCTTTACGCTGGCAACAATTCTTTTCCACATAGACTCTTTTGTTCGCTTTGTCGCCATTACTTTTTTATCTTTTTTACTTTGCCATTTTTAGTCCTAGCGAATTTATGAGTTTTTGTTTCTCGTATCAAGGTACCATAATGTTTCTTACCACCCCAATTCCAACTAACTTTCTTAGCCATTACTTTTTCTTAGTTTTAGAATGTGTCATTTGAACCTTAAAATTAGCCATAGTACTAGCTCCTTTATGAGGTTTATATCCACCTTTAGGGTTTTTCATTAATTTATAACCAGCACCAGCTTTCATCCAGTGATACCCTGTAGGGGCTTTTACTTTTTTATTCATTTAACTACCCTTTTTCCATTTCATAGATTTTGACTTAGTTTTACTAGGGCTCCATTTCACACGGTTAGCCCAGTAAGCCGCTGACATCTTACCCTTTTTAATGTTCTTGGCATGGCGAGACTTAAAAGCTTTACGTTGTCCAGCAGTCTGATTTGTCTTTACGCCCTGTTGCCCAAATCTTATTGTTTTAATTTTTGTACCCTCTTTAGCAACAACAACATGAGATTTCTTAGGATGGCCCGGAGTTCTCTTGGGTTTGTTATACCCAGCTACACCAGCCCTAGCCAATCGTGGGTCTTTTTTACTAGGCACTTTTTCGCCTATTCATCTCAGCAATGTTTTGGTCTATGCTCTGCACAGAAACTTCAACGTCTGTTCTTTTTCCCATATCAGATGTCATCCACATATTAGTAGTAAATTTACTATCAGAAGCTTTTTTATTACAGTACCTACAATAAAACCAACCTTCTTTATTTTCTTTATTACAATGTATGCATTTTTTCATATTCAATCCTTTTTAGGTTTTGAGGGCCATCTTTTTTTGATAGCCCTCACAGTACCTATTACTGCTATCCTTATTTATTCGGATTATTAATCAGTGTCTGTAAACAGTGCAGTTCCATCTGTATCAGCATCATCGCTGTAAACACAGCCCTGAACCATCCACTCGTCTGGTGCAATCTTAGTAACATCTATCCAAGACCCTTTTTCGCCACCGGTATTTGCTAAATTACCATCTAAGATAATATTGCAATCATTGGCCGCTGGAACAACTGCATGGCCGAAACCAGCGGTTGTAGAAGCCAATATAACACCACCAACGAAATCGTCTCCACCACTATCAGCATTGTCGCCTGTGGATATTGTATAAGCATTATCGTTCGTTGTTTGAACAATAAACTTATAATGACATCCGATGTCGCAATTTGCATCTGTTGGGAGAGTTACAGTTAAAGCCGAAGTTGAATTAAGAGCAAGTACACTTCCAGAATCAGCATTTGTTAATGTGATACTAGCAGTGATATCTTTCATTCCTCCGACCTTAGCATCATAGCTACCACTTGAACTGTTTAGTTTTGAACCTCTAGCCATTATAGACCTCCTTATGAGCCTTCAAGGTTATAAAGAGCATGTGACTCAGAAAGAGTGACTTCAAGACCAGCTTCGGTCAAAATCATATCTTTCCTCAAGTCCTCATCAGCAGACTGTACATTGGTCATAACCTGTGTATCACGGTTAATTCCATTGCCAACCAACGGACGATAAGATACTTGACTCATGTCAGCCATCAGCATGTATCCAGAAGCAATTCCTCTGAATAACGGCTCTTTAACTAGGTTTAACCTTCCATGAATAGTGTCGATAACCATAATGGAATGACCAAATGCACCTTCTCTTGAAGACATGTTCTGCCTAAAAGGAGTTACAGCGGTAGTTCCAGCTTGCAACGACTCGTACAAGAAGTTTCCATCGCCTAGTTTGTTGAAGAATGTAATCACTGGTAGTGAACAAAGAACCAACTTATCTGAAGCTCCGCCTCTTGCTGGGTCAAAAAGAACCTCAAGGTCAGACAAAAGCCTGTCATAAGTAAAACCAGTCGCTGTTACACTTCTATAGTATGAACTACCAGAAGAGTAACTGAAGTCAGTAGTATCTGTTGTTTGAGGGTTTACATTCTTTAGAATGTGTCCCACTAGACCTTCGGTATATTGAATACCGCCTTGGCGAGCCTTTTGACCAAAGAGCATAGCCCTTTCAATGTCAATCTTATGCTCACGAAGTTTGTCAGCCCAAATACGACTCCACTCATCCGCATATCCTCTATAACGAGTTGCGTATGCTGTGTTAGTCATCTCAGCCGCTGTCTTAAAGATTTGAGTATATCCAAATCCATCTTCTAGCTCGCTTGAGAATACATCTGGAGAACCAGAACCTTCTTCAAAAGAAGTACCTATGATTTGAGCATTGTCATCATCGGTAAGAACATTGTATCCTGAAACGCCTGAATTGGATACGTCAATAATCTTACCTGTGAATGAAGAAGAACTACTACCATGAGTTACCGCAGAGTCTACCCTAACAATAACCTGACCAATGCCATTAGCATCATCAACCGAGTTCACTGCGACTACCATTCCTTTTAGAAGGTATTCAACAGCGGCACCGCCAGCAGTATCAACAGTGAACGAATAAGACGAACCTGCAGTTACGGCAGAGCCACCGTTTACGTCAGCCGCTAAAAGAAGCGAACGGTCGGTGAAGTTAACTTTATTGCGATTTTCCAAGTATCGAAATACCGGGTCATCAGTAGGTGCCTTAGCGACCTGAGATAGATATACGAAAAATGGAGATTCTTCAGGTGCTAATTCAGCAACCCTATCCCCAAAGTTAAATATCCGTCTTCTATCCGGTCTTTGGCCTACACTAGCATCAGAGGTAGTAGCAGTTATATCACTGGATTTCAAAGACCCAGTATTGTATGATATTGCCATTTTGTTACCTTTGTTTTATGTGGTTGTTATTATGTTACGGCAATGCAGAACCAGACCCAGTACTCATAATGCTATCAAAAACTTTATCAGCATCATTTCTTGGAGTTTCGGGTGATTGACCCTGTAAAACCCCAGCAGTTCTAGGTGCTTGTTTAGCCGCATTTACCGCTTCCATTGTATCATTATTAGCAACAGACTTACCGCTTTGCATTTGCCAAAGTTTAACTAGGTTATTTAAACCCACTTTCTCTTTAGGCTGTGTTGTAAACTGTAAGAACTCTTGAATGTCACCATCGGACATTTTATAAGTTCCTCTTAGTTGACTCACAGTGTTTTGCATTTGCATTTCGGATTGCATCCGTTGCTCTTGTTGTGCCATTACATCCTGTAATCTCTGATTTACCAGACCCTCAATCTTTTGATTGACGTATTTTCCAGAATCAGAATTTTCATTAGTAAAGGCATCCCAAGGATTGAAATCATCCGCACTTACTTCAGGCCCACGTTGTTGTTGAGTAGGTGGTTGAGCTATACCGCTTTCAAGTGCTTGTACAAGGTCTGGTCTCTGCTCTAGTAATTGAAGTATCTGAGCACCTTGTTGCAATTTAGCATTTTCGGCTTGTGACCGGTCATACATAGATTGAAACTTTTTTGCCTCAGCTTCATAGTCTACTAAAGTAGCTTCTTCTTGTATTTGTTCTTGAGGAACAGCAACCTCTTCAGGCATTGCTTGTTCATTAACGATATCTTCCACAAACCCTTGATTAGTCATAGGCTGTTCGCTTTGGACATTTCCTTCCTGTTGTTCTAGTGTTGACATAGATTCTCCTTAGATGTCTAGGCTTCGGGAGTAGAACTGACCTTTCTCTGTACTTCTTTGAGATTGTTGGACAATTTCTCCACCTCTAGCTTCACCTCGTTTTCTAGTTTACCACGTTGTACCCTTCTGTCAGCCTTAGATTCGGAATTGATATCGTTCAATCGTGATTTAAACTTCTCAACTTCGACTCTCTTTCTGTCGCTGACAGATTCTCTTTGGGCAGTCTGCAAGTCACCTTGCAAATTCTTTATTTGTGCTTCCATAGCTTGCATTTGTTGTTGCATTAATTGTTTCTCTTCTGTCCTACGCATAATGCCTTCCTTATCAAACAGCTCTGGATTCTTTTTCAATACTTCATATCGGTCTACAATTCCCATTTGGAACGCCTCTAGGTACACATTTAATTCTGCATACTTATTAGAAGGCATAGTAGAACCCGGTTCAATTCTTATATCGTGTTGCTCTAGTATATGCTTATCTTTCTTCAAGTCAACTACTGCACCACTTACATCTGTATAAAAGTTTGCCATTACTTCTGTAATGTTGTTATTTGGCTGTGCCAATCTAAATATTTTCTTATAGGAATAGTGACCCTTAGACAGGTTATATAGAACCTTACCCAACTTGTTAATACTAAACTCTATATCTCTAAGCTTAGACTTTGGTCTTTCGCTTCCTAGTGCTATCATTCTTTCTGTAGCTCTCATGGTTTCAGGTGCTTTCTCTGCAAAGCCATGCATCATTTCAGGTAAACCAAATATAAAGTCTATGTAAAATTCTGACTGCTGTATAAGTCTGTAGAACTCACCAGCCAAAGGTTGAGGTGCTGGATAATGAGGCTCTCCCTGAGAAGAGTCAACTTCTATAACAGCATTTGGATTTGCCCAGTCTTTTTCAAGCTGGTCTAAATCTTCAACACT